AGAGACTGGTCTAGACATAAAACAGAAGATATCATTGAGCAAACTATAGTGGCTATGATTCATCAAAGATATATCAAAGCTAAAAAAGTAAACGGCGAATATGAATTGTTCGAATATGATGCTGAGATAAAATAATTGCACTTAGTTTAAAAAGTTCCTATAATAACTTATCATTATGAGGAGTGTGATATGAAGCCACTGCGCAAAAAACGTAAGCTATCTGCAGAACAAAAGGCTGTATTAGTAGAGCGTATTACAAAAGCTCGAGCTGCTAAGAAGCCTGCTGAACAGCTTTCTATTCATGAATCTGTTCGTAATTTACCTGACGATGATATCTTCTCTGTTAAGAATGTTCGTAGATGGATAAAAAATCAAAAGGATAAGCTGTCTGGTATAAGAAGCTGGAAAAACTCTAAAGAGACAGGACAAAGAGCTTCTTATCTCGTTACAGAGGGATATATTCATAATCTACAAGCTTATCTTAGAGATGGGATATACCGTGACTTGTTTTATGGGGAGGAGCGTCAGTATAAAATTAAATACAGGTGTGTAGCTATGGCTTACTATAAGGATGGTACTCCTAAAAGAACTGTAGGTGTGCTATATCCTGATATTGGAGTTTACACTCAACAAATGGCAGATGAGGAAAATGCAAGCAGATCAATTTCTAACAAAAACAAAATTCGCAAAACTAGTAGAATCAAAGGTAAGAGAGCATCGGTATAGCTATATGGATGCAGTTATTCATATCTGTGAAGATATTGACTTAGACTTAGAAGATATACGCAAGTATGTCTCTGGTAATATAAAAGAAAAGATTGAGGCAGAAGCAATGAATCTAAATTTTTTGCCTCGTCAGAACACACTACCAGTTGATTAATGATATATAAGATTATATAATGATCGAGTGGACAAAAATACACACTATAACATACAAAGATATACAAGGAAAACATACATGAGCTTTGCAGCACTTAAATCTAATCGTACAGACCTATCTAAACTAGTAGAAGCTGCTTCTGGAGGTCCTAACGAAACAACTACCGATAACCGTAACGATGATCGCTTTTGGCAACCTACCAGAGACAAGGCTGGTAATGGTTATGCTGTTATTCGTTTCTTACCTGGAGATGCTAGTGCACCTACTCCTTGGGTACGTTATTGGGATCACTTCTTTAAAGGACCAACAGGTCAGTGGTATATAGAGAAGTCTCTTACTTCTATTGGTCAATCAGATCCTCTATCAGAGAGTAATAGTAAACTCTGGAATGAAGATGGTTCAGAAGAAGCTAAACGTATTGTACGTGAGCGTAAACGCAATTTGCGTTATATTGCAAACGTGTTAGTTATCTCTGATCCTTCTGCGCCAGAGAATGAAGGTCAGGTTAAACTGTATCGTTTTGGTAAGAAGATATTTGACAAGATTATGGATTCTATGCAACCTCAGTTTCCTGATGAAGCGCCAGTTAATCCATTTGATATGTGGAATGGTGCAGACTTTACTGTTAAGATTCGTAAGGTAGAAGGTTATCCTAACTATGATGCTTCTGCGTTTAAGTCACCATCAGCTATTCCAGGTGATGATGCTGAGTTAGAGGCTATCTATAACAGACAGCATGATATGACAGAATGGACTGATCCTAAGAACTATAAGTCATATGATGAGTTAAAGTCTCGTCTTGCAGTTGTGCTTGGAGAGAATGCTCCACGTACAGTTCAACAAGCGGTTGCATTAGATGAGATGGCTAGCTATTCAGCTGGTAGTGTTGCGTCTCAGCCAGCAGTAGCAGCTGTATCACCAACTCCTATAGCTACCGCTGAGAACACTTCTATTGATGAAGATGATACAATGAGTTATTTCGCTAAACTTGCAGCGGAAGACTAAGGCGCATGGGGAAAGCCTGACAATTTCGTCGAACGTACCCAAAAATCCTAGGGAAAAGGAGGGCCCTGTTCTTTAGGTCGGTGAAAGTACTGGTACCGTAGAAGAAAATCCAGTCGGTTGCTGCATACGTAAAATGCAGATAGATAGGGAGGCTCTGCAGTAAGCCTCCCTATTGAATTTAATACGCCCCTAAGTATCTTCCTCCACCTCTCACTACTAATTTAGTAGTAGCTGTTGCGTTTATAGGAGATCTACTACTCTCACTATTACTAGTTGTTCTAGTATGTGTACTATTATCTATTCTATCTCCCTCTCTAAAAACTATAGGAGGAGGATTACGATCGGCAGGACTAGATAATAAGTCATCAATTACTTTACCGGGAAGTAGGTCAAGAAGTCTCATCCACTGCCGTTGATGCAATGGATGTTTACTGTCTTGAGGTCCTCCAGGTAGTACAAACCTACCCTCGTCCTCTATATCTTTGATAGTATTCATAGGTAAAAATGGATTTACTATATCTTTAAAATATCCAGCTTTCCAAGACTCAGGGTCTAAACCTTCAAACTCTCCTTTATAATTAGATGTTATCATACCAGGATTAAAACTTTGTTGCAGAGCTTTATCTAAAGTTTGTCTAAGAACACTAGATTCACCTCCAAACTCACTAGCTAGTAACCTCTCATCGAGAGATAGCAAGAAATTTTCATATTGGTCTTCATTCATTTGACCTTTATTTAATAATAATTCATTGGCTAATAATCTTTTTGCTGCTTCAAGGTTTCCTTCACCTGCCTTCTTCTTGAGTAAATTTATTTGGTATGCTGTTAAAGCGTCCTCTGGTCGTAGTTTAGCTGCTTTTTCAAAGTACTTGTTTATTTCATCAAGTTCTGCTCCTAGTTTTGTTGCCTTTATTGGGTTGCTAGTTAGTTGTTTTTCTCTCTCTATTTCTGCACGAAGCGTATTAGCTTTTTGTAAATTAGCAGCTACTTCTTCTGGAGTCATGCCGGCAGGGTCTTGATCTTCAATTTCTTTGAATTTTTTTCTCAAATTATCTAAATATTTTTCTTCGTTTCTATTGAAAAAATTAGCTAGTTCGTTCACTCCTGCCCATGCTAAATAAGCTAATGCTGCTATTACAGCACCTTTAGGTCCAAACAACATAAAACCAGCTCCTGCTGCAGTAACAGCTCCGGATATAGTATCTCCGAGTTTTTCATTATTAGCTTGATCACCAATATATTTACCTAAAATAGATCCTGTAAATGCAATTAACCCCGCCCAACCAGCTCTTATACCTAGGCCTTTAATATTAAAATTACCAGGTTTAAACCCGTCTTTAAATCCTTTTGCTGCAGCTCCAGTTGCTACTGCTGTTCCTGCCGGACCAACTGCAGCAGTCAAACCAAGAGCACCTCTAAGTGCACTTCCTACTAACATAGGACCAAAAAAAGTTGCAACTAGGCTTCCGTAAGTGATAAAGTCCTCAAAGTTAAGATTTAAACCAAAACCTTCAAGAAATTTTGATTTTAATGTATCATCATCAAATAAGGACTTAACCCCATCACCAATTAAAGATCCAACAAATAATGCTGCCCCCAGTCTTCTCCCTAGAATTGATCCAAGAACACCAAGTGTAGCAGCATTTGATAAACTAGAAGCTATACTAGATTTAAATTCATCTGTTGTAATATCATTTGGATCTAAACTCTCAAACATATTTGTAAGAGCGGTTTCTCCAAATAATAAAATAGCTGCAGCAAGAGGCCCTCTTGTAAACGCTCTTCCTATCATCTTGCCTAGGGCAGGAGTTAGTCCAGCAATAGCTCCACCTACACCTACGGCTCCAAGGGCGCTTCCTAAAGCTCCAAAGGACCAACTCGCTAATTTTTGAATAAACCCAAGACCTAAGTCCTGTTTAATAGAGTCCGCTACTCCTCCCTTAAATGTATTAGGTTGCTTAGGAGCACTTTTTATTTTACGTCTTTCACGTATTTTGTCTTCTAGCTCGTCACCTGCGCTGCTCTTTTGTTCATCCAGCTGCTTCTGGATAACACTAACCAGCTTATCGATACCAACTTTAGTATCTTCCATATTTTTAGTTTGAGTTTGTAATACGGATACTACATCTGATAAACTAGCCATGTAATGCCTGCTGCTCTCTTAATTGTTTTTCTTCTTTCATTTGTTCGATTAATAACGAAACGTATATTTCTCTCTCCCATGGTATCATCATTTCTATATCATTTAATGAATATTTATGATTTTGCATCAGCTGATAATTTACATGAAAATAGTTTACCAGTGATTCATGGGAGAGATTTAAGATAAAAAACTTTGCAACCCCTCCGCAGTTGTTTTGTTTTTCTTACCACAAGATTTACACTTAAAATCTATATCTTTTTTTAATGCTGGTAAATTCATTACAAAGTTAACCATTCCATCAAACTGTTCTGTGTTTAAAGATTCTATAAATTTTACAATTTCTTCTCTAGGTTCGTCTTGTATGTTAATAATTTCTTCTTCTGTGTATATTTTATCTAAACATAAAGTAATTAATTCCATAACTTGTTCAGTTGTTTTATCTGTTTCTAGTTTTGATAGCATTATAACATCTTGATAGTTTGGATATCTCATCTCTATTGTGAACTGATCGTTTATTTTTATTTTATTTTCTAATTCAAATTTTACTTCAATTTCACTCAAATTAACATCTATTTTATTATCTTCTTCACATTTTAAGCATTTCAGCACTATAGTTGTTGATTCTCCAACTGATTTTGATCTAATCTGAGTAAACATATATTCCACATCAAATGTGGCTAACTCTTTTTCTGTTAATTCGTCAAACACACAAGATTTTAGTGTATCTACTACAGCCTGTAATATCATAGATTCATCTTGCGATTCCATAGCAGTTAAAAGAATTTTTTGTTCTTTAACCAAAAATGGACGGAAGGTAACTGTTTTCCCAGAAGACGGTATAGTAAGTGAGTATTTGCTGTATTCATTAATTACCGGTAATGCCATAATAAGTCATCCTAATCTTTATTTAATAATTTAAAATTTATTTTTCTTGTTTATATACTACTCCAATTTCTATAAGATAGTTGAACATTTAATTGAACAAGCCCATCCAATTCATTAGATAGTTCTATTGCATTCATTGTGGTTGGAAACGCTTCTAATAGTTTACATTTGTAAATAGTTTCTTCCTTGGTCCTGATGTCTATATCTACATTTAATCCAAAAATTCTATCTATAGGAACATCAAATCCCATACCCTTTTTAAGTTGAGCAATTTCAATATCTCTACAATATTCATCAGTGTATGCGATCTCATAAGTATTTTGACTTATAATTAAATCCTGCCAAGCTTCAAAATATTCTCTTATACCATAATCGTTCAAACAATAAAAGGTCATACTAACATCATCTGATGCAAACCCTGTAGGCATTTTACGACCTTTTATACCGATTAGTCTTTCTTGTGTTAGAATTTGACGTCCTGGTAGATTAACATTTGTGCAGAGAACATTTAGTTCATCAGAAGATAGTTTATGGGAACCAGGTATATCTGTTGGCAGATAAACTCTAAACAGATTACTTCTGGCTATGCCTCGTCTTTTACTAATAACACTTTTTAGTGTGTCAATTGTTTCCATTAGATCATTTTCCTTGAAGAAGTATACACAGCTTGTGCACTTGTTTTTTGCCAATCAGCTGTAGGAAGAAATGTAGCAATTTCCCATTCAGGAGCTTGCACTTCTGCAAATTTACTTCTAACATGACTAGTTAGATAATGCTTTATACATGGTTTAAAGTATTTAAATTTAGCTGCTCGTTTTAATGTATTATATGTCACGTTAAACTTAGTAGTCTCATCATATGCTTTATTATTAGTAATATCAAGCAAAGCGTCTAAAAATTTAGCTCTCAGTATAGGAGGTAGATAGTGTAAGTTGAGACCCATAAATCCCCCAGGAGCAGGACTTAAAACAATGGTCAAAGGAAAGCTATCATAGAAAGGTAGTTTTTCTTTATGTTTAGGATCATAAAAGAACATCTGCATAGACCCAATTAAACGTCTACTACCTAAAGATAACTGTTCATCCTTCATTAGAGTGTTTCTATTAATAGATCTAATATTCTGCACCTTACGACGAAACCAATCACGCGACTGTTGAGTGCGTGGGGTAATACCTGCTCTAAAAGCGTCTTGTTCTATTTTTTGAAATA